CAATAGAATTATTGGTGAAAACAGCATGTTTAAAGGATTAATCTAATGACTTATCTACAGCTAGTCAACAACGTGCTGAGGAGGCTTCGGGAAACAGAAGTTACCTCTGTACAGTCCACATCGTACAGCAAGCTCATTGGTGACATCGTTAATGACGCTAAGAATCTTGTAGAGAACGCTTGGGACTGGTCAGGTCTCAGGACTACTCTTACGGTAACTACTACTGCTGACATCTTCAACTACTCACTTACGGGTAGCCAGAACAGCATTAAAGAACTTAACGTGTACAACGACACGTCTAATGTTGTCATGGACTACCAGACAGCTAAATGGTTTGACGATCAGTACATGCTTCAGGATCCTTTGTCAGGCTCACCACGGTACTACACGTATAATGGTGTTGACTCTGATGGAGATACTCTGATTGACTTGTACCCAAAGCCAGACGGTGTGTACACCATCAGGTTTAACTGTGTGTTACGTAATCCTGACTTAAGTGCTGATGACAGCCAGTTGGTTATCCCCTCGATGCCCGTAGTTCACCTTGCGGTAGCACTGGCAGCACGAGAGCGTGGTGAAACTGGAGGCACGTCAGCTGCTGAGTACTTCCAGATTGCTAACGGATACTTGTCCGACGCTATTGCACAGGACGCTAGTAGACATCCAGAAGAAGTTATCTTCTATACACCTTAAGGCGCATTTGTATGGCACAGGAACTCAAAAGCATTAATCTTGTAGCACCAGCGTTCAAAGGTATTAATACTGAAGACTCTCCGCTGGCACAAGACCCGTCTTTTGCTGAAGTTGCTGACAACGCAGTGATCGACAAGCGTGGGCGTATTGCTGCACGTAAAGGCTACAGCCTGCTTACTCAGGCTACGTATGAGTACGTTGTAGTGGACGACACCACAGGGTTTGAAGTAGACGAAACGATTACAGGAGGCACGTCAGGCGCTACAGCAACGATTACAGAAGTGTACAATGGCACTGTGTTACTTATTCAGGACACAAGGTCAGGGACCTTCAGTGCGTCTGAGACGCTTACTGGTGGAACTTCTGCAACAACTGCTACGTACTCCTCTACTCAAACAGGTGCTTCACTTGGGTCTAACCCTATACGTGCCATTAAGGAGTTCAGAGACGACGTAGGTAATATTAAAATCTTTTCGGTAGGTAACAATAAGATCCTTGGCGGTACAACGACTCTTGTAGACGAAACGCCAAGCGCCTACACGATTACTTCTGACGATTGGAAGATGGTAAACTTTAATGACAAGATTTACTTCTTTCAGCGTGGCTACGAGCCTTTGGTGTATGACAGTACGTCCGACGTTGTAGCTAAGCTTAGTACTGTAGCAGGAGCAGCTGGCGTAACCTCAAGCATGTACGGCAACGAAGTGTTAGCTGCGTATGGACGTTTGTGGACTGCTGACTTTGCTTTGGACAAGTCAACGATCTATTGGACTGACCTTTTGATTGGACATGACTGGTCCGGCGGTACGTCAGGATCTATTGACATTTCTAAAGTTTGGCCTGACGGTTTTGACGAAATTGTAGCTCTAGCTGCACATAACAACCTTTTGATTATTTTTGGTAAGCGTAGTATTGTAGTTTATGGTGGCGCTGATGCCCCCGCAACAATGTCTCTAGTAGACACAGTAGCTGGCATTGGTTGCGTAGGTAGGGACACAGTTCAGTACACTGGTTCTGACGTTTTGTTCCTGTCCCAGACTGGACTTAAGAGTTTTGGTAGGACGGTGCAAGAAAAGTCAATGCCTTTGACTACTCTGTCTTCTACGATTACCAAAGATATTATACAACTGATTAACGAAGCTAACGAGCTGTACAAAACAGTGTACCACCCAGAAGAAAACTTCTACTTGCTAACTTTTAACAACCAAAGCATGACTTACTGCTTTGACGTTAGGGGCACAATGGAAAATGGTGCGTACAGAGTAACACGATGGCCTGGAACTATCTTTAAGTGCTACGAAAGCAGAGACAACGGTGACTTACTTATTGGCAGTGTTAGCGGCTTAGGTAGGTACACAGGTTACCAGGACAACGGTAGTTCGTATCCGTTTAAGTACTTTAGTCCTGAGTTATCCTTTGGTGACCCTTCTAGGCTTAAGTTCCTCAAAAAAATCAGACCTACGATTGTAGGCGGTAGTGGTCTTAATATTTTGTTTAAGTGGGACTATGACTTTGGTTCTGCTTACAACTCAGCTTTTATTACACTCAGTAGCCAAGCAACGGCTGAGTTTGGTGTAGACGAGTACACTGTTGGTCAGTTTTCAAGCGGTGTCCTAACGTCAAAAGAAGCGATCAACACAAACGGCAGTGGAAATACTTTAAGTATTGGCCTAGAAGCAGACATTAATGGTGGACAATTATCTTTACAGGAAATAAACATACTTGCGCTGGTAGGTAAAACAATATGAGCAACTACACTAAACTTACTGATTTTGCTGCCAAGGACGCTTTGTCTTCTGGCGACACTAACAAAATCATCAGAGGGACTGAGTTTGAAACTGAGTTTGACAACATTGCTACGTCGATTGCAACTAAAGCAGACACAGCAAGCCCCACGTTTACTGGGACTGTAACCATGGCGGGTATTTCGTTTACTGGTACGTTGTCAACAGGCACGATTGACGGAGGGACGTACTAATGGCTATTGATTGGTCTGATTTATTCGGAAAAATAGGCGGGTACTTTTCCGACAACACAGCTACTTTAGGTGCGCTTGGTCTTGGCTCAGGTGGCTTAGCTCTTGCTTTAAAAGGCTATGAAGATATTGGAGGCATTGGACAAAAAGGCTATGAAGCTCTGTCCGGTGTTAGGGACGAGCAGGGGAATCTTGTTACGCCTGGACTAGCCCAAGAACTGTCAGGGATGCTTCAGTTTCAACCCTATACGGTAACTTCTGCTACTGGCGGTCAGTTTGGTATGACCCAGGACCCAACAACGGGTCAGTTTACGTACAACATGGCGTTGTCTCCCGAAGAACAAAAGTTAGCAACTGACTTACAAACGGGTGCACAGGGGTTAATACCACAGGCTACGACTAGAACTACTGCTTTTGATCCTTTACAGGCAGCAGCTTTAAGCCAAGCAAGCACTGCATTAACAGGAGCAGGGCAACAAGACCTTGCCATGGCTCTCCAGAGAGCAGGCGTTGGTAATCTCTTTAGTCAGCAGCTGGGTCAAATTGGTCAGCCTACTGGCTTAGAAGGTTTAACAAGTGCTGCACTGACAGAAGGTCAGCAAAGGATTGCAGGGGCAGGACCTAATCAGCAACTTATGGGTCTCTCTGGGCAGTTTGCAGGGCAAGTAGCAGGCCAACTTGGGCAGCAACCTTCGGCTGCTGTCGGTAACTTAGCACAACAAGCGTTGGGTTTAGGTGCCCAGGGTCTTGGCGCAGGCGCACCCCAGGACATCGAACAGCTGAGACAGCAGTACGCTGGGCTTGCTGGTGAAGCAGCAGCTGGCATGATGCAGCCGCGTGGTGACCGTGAACAAGAAATTTACCAAAGAATCAGAGCCACACAAACGCCTGAAGAAGAACGTCAGCGTTTAGCACAGGAACAACGCTTAGCCTCTCAGGGACGCTTAGGCGTACGTACGGCACAGTTTGGTGGTACACCTGAGCAGTTTGCTTTGGCTAAGGCTCAGGCAGAAGCTCAGAACCAAGCAGCACTGTCGGCTATACAACAGGCTGGTACAGAGCAGCAACAAGCGTACCAACAAGCGATGGGCCTTGCTGGTCAAACTGGTCAGCTTGCGGGTGCGTCTTCACAGCTACAGTCTGCTGCACAACAAAGAGCTGCACAGCTGTCACAACTTGGGTTGTCAGCAGAACAGATTCAGTCTGCACTGCAAAGCCAAGGTTTGGGACGTGCTGCACAGTCGGCAGGTTTAGCAGGAGAGTTGGCACAAGCGTCCTCTGGTTTAGAGTCACAGGCTCTCCAGAGAGGCATGGGCTTGAGTCAGTTAGGACTCGCAGGTACACAAGCAGGCGCTGGGTTAGAAGCTCAAAGACTACAACAACTACTGGGTTTACAAGGAGCAGACATTTCTTCTGCCCAGGCCCAACAAGCGTTGCAACAAGGGCAGCTTGGTATGGCTAGTGGTCTTTTTGACATCTCTAGAACTGCTGCTGGCTTGCCTTCTCAGTTACAAGCGGCTGACCTTGCTAATCTCCAGAGCATGATGGCTGCTGGGTACGTACCACAAGCTCAGCTTCTGAACGCACTGCAGCCCGGTATGACTGCTGCTGAACGTCAGCGTCAAGCGCAAGCACAACAGGCACAAACGTACGGACAAACGTACGCTTCTGGCCTTGAGGCTCTGTTACAAGCAGGCTTGGGTCAGGCTAACTTGGCTGGCGGCTTTGGATCAAACATCGCAACTGCAGCCCTTGGTGGCTTACTGACTGGCAGTTAATAGGAGAACATAATGGCTACATTTTCACAAGGGTTCCTTTCAAACTTAGGACGTCCCCAGATGGCCGAAAGTTTGTTTGGCTTAGGTCAAGCTATTGGTGGTGTTCCTGGGCAGATAAAGCAGCGTCAAGCGGCTCAACAAGAGAAAAAACAAGAAGCTGATTTGGCTAGGGGCGAACAAGCGTTAATGAAATACGCTAATGCTAGAGGTATGGACCTGAGAAGTGCTAATGGACGAGAAGGTTTCTTTAGAATTGCAAACGCCTATAGCATTCCTGTAGACAGGGCTAATCAGATTTATGAATCAATGCTTAGCGCAATACCTGAGCCAGCAAAACCCGTGTCTATTTCAGCAGGAGGAGCTTTAGTTTCACCGTCTGGTGAGGTTCTGTACGAAAGACCTTTTAAGCCAACTGAACCCAAAGCGGCTCCACAACCAAAGATTGACATAAGAGAAGTAGACGGTACTTTGTACGTGTTTAAGAACGGCGTTAAAACTAACGAATACACGCCAGAACAAAAAGCAACTGATCTTAAAGACCAGGAAGCTAATTTGGCTCGTATTGCACAACTTGTTAGAACAAAAGAAGACATTACAACTCTAATGGGTCCTGAGTACCAAGCCTCTGGTTTAACGGGTAAGATTTCTGCTCAGTTTTTAGCAGGATCAGATGCGTACGACAGGGCTGCTATGATTAGATCCTTAAAGTCAACCCTGGGTCTAGACCAAATAGCAAGTTTAAAAAGACTTTCTGCTACTGGCTCTACAGGTTTAGGTCAGGTATCTAACTTAGAATTAGACGCCCTTCAGTCAGAGATAGCATCTTTAGATGTAGGTATGTCAGAAGACGCTCAAATTAGGTCTTTGACTAAAGTATATAACCATGTGGATTCTGCATTAAAAGCAGCGTCGGGTGTTTTACCTGTTGACCAAGTAGACTGGAATAGACCGGACTACAGAGCAGCAGGATACGCTAAAGATCCACAAACTGGTACTGTTTTCTATGCTCCTTTTGGACAAGACGGAGATGTTTATGTCCTGAAAAATGGACAATTTGTCAAGACAGATATTTAAAGGTATCGAAATGGACAACAGAGAAGCTTTTAACAGGGCCTTTGGTATTAACCCTGCTGATACAGAAGACAAAGATAAAGAAGTAAACCTTGCCGAAGCATTCCAAAGAGCAAAAGAAGAAAACGCAGTTGTTCTCAGGAATCTTCCTGTACAACCAGACGAAGGCCCTAGTGCTTTAGACAGGATTTTTACACAGCCTGTACAAAGGTTTGCAGAAAGACAACAAGCAATCGGGGGAAGGATAGAAGAAAGTATACAGGGTATGGGACAGCTTCCGTCAATGGAAACTCCTCCTGACTACTCAAGAGGCACAGACCTTCCTTCTGTCTTGCTGCAGACTTTAGGAAACCCTATCTCTTTGGGTTTTGACATTGCTGCCAATGCAATTACAGTAGGAGCAGAAGAAGCCTTTAGTATTTTACCTGAAGATACTCAGAAGGGTGCCCTTGAGTTTCTTAATGGAGTTCTTCAGACAAACGCAGGCCAGATTGCTATGTCTGCTCTAGCAGAAGGCAGTGAGTCTTGGAAAGAGTACGAACAGATGTACCCAAACGAGGCTGCAAACTTTAAGGCTTTCTTTGAAATGCAAGCAGGGTTGCCAAAAACCCTTTTGCCTAACTACTCCCCAGATCTTAGGCCGGCTAAGATAACAACAATAGGAATGAGAAAGACAACAAGTCCTCTTGCTGGTATTGACAAAGATGTGTACAATATTGCTTTTTCTAACAAGAAGAAAAGTATAGAACAAGCTAAATTAACAACTGAACCTAGAGGACCTCTGAGAGAACAACAACAACTAGCAACAGAAGAACAGCTACAGGTTGTTGACGAGTTGAAAAAAGCAGGAGTATCCGGTAACAAAACCCTACAACAGAATCTGAACCAGACAACTAACTACTTAGATAAGCTTGACAGAGGTTTGTTTGCAATAGCTCGCAGAAGAAAGCAGCCTGTTGACATGACAACCTTTAGACAAATTCTGGAAGAAGAGTTTAGGACAATTAGGGCAGCAAATCCTGCCGCTTTTGCAGACAAAGCAGCTTCTAAGAAATTCAATAAGTTTTACGAACAAATGCTGTCAGAGATTAAACAACAGGGCAATACTGCTGAAGGCTTCTTAACGGCAAGAAGAAGTTTTGATGACAAAATGAGACGTATGGGCGTAGACGTAGGCAGCGCAAGTTTGACTGCTTCTGTGCTTTCTGCAAAGATCCTCAGAAACGCAGTAAACAAAACTTTGTTTGATCGTGTCCCTGAAGCAGAAGAAATTCTCAAGAGACAGTCTAGAGTTCTCAGCGTACAGGATAATATTGCTTTGAAAGCAGCAGAAGAGTCCAAAACAGCTGTTGGCCGTTATATTCAAGAGCTTGGTTTAGATAAGCTTGTGGGTGAAACTGCGACAAGCCAGATAATCAACGCTGCTGCAACTTTAGGTATTGGTGTTGCTGCGTCTCCTGTTGTTATCTTAAAGCGTTTTATGAAACGCCCTGGTCCTGGAAAGATCAGAGCAAAAGTCAGCTACGCTTTAACAGACATAATGAACGAGATTGACAAAGGACTTAAGAGAACAAAAGACCCTAAAACTAAGAAGTCGCTTTTGCTGCAAAGACCTATTGTGTACGCAGCATTTAAAGCAGCTGCTGAGCAGTTGATTGCAGAAGCCGAAGAGGGAAACAATGAGCAACTGGTACGATAGAGCGGTTCTGGGGTTAAAAGGAGTTTATGGAGCCTACCAGAGAGCAGCAGAAGGCGTACAAGAGGCTCAAACTGCTGCTGATGCAGGAGAAATAACACAGGGAGAAAGAGTCCTAAGACAGGCAGGAAGCGTTGCTACAGTGCCTAGCTATATCTTAGACTCTGCTTTCTCTATGCTCCCTGGGTACGAAACCCTGCAGGAAACTATAGGCGAAGCCATTCAGTATGCTGCTGAGACAGAACCTGGACAGCAAGCAGTGTCCTACTTACAAGAAAACCCAAGGACTGCACAGAACCTTGAGGCACTTCTCAATGTGTCTGAGTTTACTCCGGCTGGTAAAACAGTGGCTGGTGCTAGGTCAGCCAGGACAGCTGGGCAAGCCATGGATCGTCTGACTGGTCCTCAGTCCGGCGGTGGGATGCTTCTTGCACCACAAGACAACTACATACCTAACTTCTATGGCCGTCAAGAAGTATCTGC